GCGGACGTTGGCCGGCAATGGTTGGCCGACATGGATTCGGATTCGTGGTTGGCCAAAAACGTTCGTCCGTTGGTTTTGTTGTCCCTGACATTGGCGTTCGTCGTGTTTGCCATTATCAACGCAATTGCGCCACAATTTTTCGCGTTGTCCGGGACCGTTGCGGGGATGTTTGAAACGCTTTTGTTGACCGTTTTTGGGGCGTACTTTGCCGGCCGCACGATTGAAAAAACCGTTCGATGAAACCACGTTTCAATTTGCCCAAGCCCAACCGGCGGATGTCACGACAACCGTTGGTGTTGAATGGGCCGCGGCGAATTTTGATGTTGTCCGACATTCACATTCCATTTCACGACGTCCAAGCGTTGGCGGCGGCCATTGATTTTGGCCAACAGGAAAACGCAACGGACATTTGGTTGAATGGCGACATGTTGGATTTTTATTCGCTTTCATCGTTTGAAAAAGACCCGCGCGAACGCCGATTTGCCGACGAATTGGAAATGGCTTCGTCGTTGGTCGAAGCCATTTCGACGGCGTTTCCCAAGGCGAACGTGTGGGCAAAAATGGGAAATCATGAAAACCGTTTCGACCGTTACATGACGGCGCGCGCGCCCGAACTTTTGGGCGTTCCCGCTTTCAGTTTGGAACGCGTGTTGTCCGACGCGGGAATGAACGTGAATTTTGTCGAGGATTGGCGCGTGGCGAAGTTTGGCAAATTGTACGTTTTCCATGGCCATGAAATTGGCCGCGGTGGCGGCGGCCAACAACCGGCGCGATGGTTGCACATGCGAACGCAACATTCGTCGGTTTGCGGACATTTTCACCGAACGTCGGAATTCACGTCCAAAGACATCAACGGCAAAATTTCAACGTCGTGGTCGTTGGGTTGTTTGTGCGATTTGTCGCCGGACTACATGCAACACAACCAATGGAACCACGGATTTGGTTTTGTGGACCTGAAAAAATCCGGCACGTTCAATTTTCAAAACATGCGAATTGTCGATGGCGTCGTGTACTGATTTGGATTTGTGCGAAGAATGCGACGGCAACGGCGGTTGGATTCACCCGCCGTCGTCACCACATTGGCACGATTGCGAAGTTTGTGGCGGTTCGGGGCGGTGGCGGCCGACGCCCACACCGGATGACGACGCGTTCGACGAATGGCGCGACAAAAAATTTTTTGAAAAAAGTTGACCAAAAATTTGGTGGCGTGTGAATTGTGTTCGTATGTTTGTGCCATGTCAAACAAAAACACACACCCCATGGACAACCAAGTTGAATTGATTAAGGCCATCCGCGCCAATTACACGCGCGAACAAATGATGGACATGGTCATGTCGTCAAAAACCGCATTGCGCAACGCGTGTTTGCACCTTGAAACAATCGCGGACGAACCAACGCGTTTGGCCCAATTGGATGAAATCCGAAAAATGAAATACGTCATCACGAACGTTGAATTGGCGTTGGGCGGACATGTCGAGGTTCAAACCGTTACGTTCAAGTCACCCGGATTTGACGCAATCAAAGAACAACAAAACCGTCGGTTTGAGGAACGTCAAAACGCGTGAATCCATCAAACGAATTTGAATCGGGCCGCATGCGAACAAACGCGTGTGGCCCGTTTCATTGAATAAGTTTTCACAACGACACCGAAAAAACATCGGTGTTTCGCAAATTTGCAAACATGGCGATTTTTGACCGATTGTTTGGACGGCAACAACAACAGGTTGACCCGCAACCCCAAGCGCAAAAACGTTCGTTTGGTGACGCGCTTGGTGCGGCGCGCGCGCAAACCATTTTTGGCGGTTCGTCCGCCGGTTCGGTTGTGAATGCGGACACGGCGATGGCGTCCACAACGGTTCGCGCGTGCGTTCAAAAAATTGCGCACACGGTCGCGTCGTTGGACGTTGACGTTTTCACGGTTGACGGAACCCGGCAAACCAAAATCGAACACCCCATTTCGCCGTTGTTGAAGGTGTCGCCGGTCGCCGGACAAACGGCGTTCGACCTTTGGGAAAATTTGATTTCCGACGCGTATTTGTACGGAACCGGATTTGCCGCGATTGAACGCGACAACAACGCCCGTGTTTTGGCGTTGCGTCACATTGACGCCAACACCATGAAACAAACGACGTTGGCCACGGGCGAAACGGCGTGGATTCACGAAGAAAGCGAAAACGTATTTGTTGACGACGAATTGTTTTTGATTCGGGGTTTCCGCGGCGTGTCGCTGATTCAACAACACCGCGAAACCATTTCGTTGGAACGGGCCGCCGAAAATTTTGGTTCGACGTTCTTTGGTTCCGGCGGCAACGTGTCCGGCGTCATTTCCACGGACCATTCGTTGACCGACGAACAATTTGAACGATTGTCGGCAAGTTGGGCGGCGCGTTATCACGGACCAAGGAACCAACACCGCACCGCGATTTTGGAACACGGGATGAAGTACGAACGAATCGGCACCGCGCCCGAATCGGCGCAATTCATCCAAACCCGAAAATTCCAAGCCGAAATGATTTGTTCCGCGTTTGGTGTTTCGCCGGCGTTGATTGGTTTGGACGCGTCGGTGACGTACAACAACGTCGAACAACAATCCATTTTTTTTGCGCAATACACCATCGCGCCGTTGTTGCGCCGAATCCAACAACAAATCACGGTCAAATTGTTGGCCGAACGCGAACGCGCAACAGTTGAAGCGCGATTCAACATTTCGTCGTTGTTGCGGGCGGACGCAAAGACACGCGGCGAGTATTTCACGGCGTTGATTCGCGACGGCGTTGTTTCAATCAACGAAGCGCGCGAAGCGTTGGAAAACCTGAATCCAATTGAAGGCGGCGACACGCATTTTGTCCCGCTGAATTTGGGGCCGTTGTCGTCAACAGGAAATCAAACCGAAACGTGACCGCGACGTTTGAAACAAACAAATCATGGACAAAGACAAATTGGAATTTTCCAAACAACCCGAACGCCGGTTTCAAACAAACACGACGTTGGAATTGCGCGACGTCGACGGCACAACCGGCGAACGTCGCGTTGAAGGTTACGCCGCGGTTTTCAATTCCGAAACCGACATTGGCGGGTTTTCCGAAGTCATCGCGCCGACCGCTTTTGAAGGCCGTTTGAACGACCCGGTTGTTGCCGTGTTCAATCACAATCAATTGCAACCATTGGCAAAGGTTGGGGCCGGCCTTGAATTAACCGTTGACGAACACGGTTTGCGCTACTCATTCCCCATTCCCGACACGACGGCCGGGCGCGATTTGGTGGAACTCATGGAACGCGGGATTGTCCGCGACGCCTCGTTTGCTTTCATGTTGGGGCCGGACGGCGACACATGGGAAAAACGGGACGGCAAAACCGATTTGCGAACCATTGAACGCGTGGCGCGATTGGTAGACGTTTCCGTTGTTACGGTTGGGGCGTATTCGGACGCCACGTCGGTTTTGCGTTCATACGACGCATTTTCAGGCCCAAAAAACGACGTTTGCGCGTCGTGTGGGTGTGGGGGCCATGAAAACAAAGAAACACCGCAGGACGGCCCCGAAACGGCCCCAAGCGACAAAATACAAACCCACGGCGCAAAGGTTCGTTCGGCCGTTCTCAAACATCGAATCAAACAAATTCGCAAAAAACAATCATGAAAAACGCGAAACAATTGCAAGAAATCCGGGGCGAACGTGTGTCGGCCTTGGATGAAATGGTGAAAGCGGCCGAAGGTGAGGCGCGCGAATTCACCGCGGACGAAATCGAAGCGTCCGAAAACATCATGTCCGAAATCGAAGATTTGGACAAAAAAATTGAACGCGCCGAAAAAATGGAGGCGGCGTTGAAAGCCACCGCCACGCCCGTGTCGTTCGCGACCGGTTCCGGCGAAAGCAACGAACGCGCCAAAATCCAAAAGCGTTTCAGCATCACGGAGGGCGTCAAAGGCGCGATGAACAACAAATTGGACGGCATCGCGGCCGAAATGGACGCCGAAGCGCGTCGCGAAGCGATGGAGTGTGGCGTGTCCGTTCGTGGCGATTTCAACATTCCTTCGTGGTTGGCCTATGGTGAGCGCACCGCCTACGGTGTCGACGCCGGCGCAGACAATATTCACACGACGTCGTCGGGCGTCCAAGTGAATCAAAGCGACATCGCAATGTCGTTGCAGGCCAAAAGCGTTTTGGCCAACGCGGGCGTTTCGCAATTGTCCGGTTTTTCCGGCGACGTGGATTTGCCCGTTATGCCCGGCAACGCCGCGGTTTTGTCAGGCGGAAACGCGACGGACAACACCGAGGCCGACGCGTTGACACCCGGAACCACGGCGTTCACGCGCAAAACGTTGAAGCCAACGCGCGTTGCGGCGGCCGTTGACGTGTCCAAAAACCTCATGTATTCCGTGAACGGCAATTTGGACGATTTGTTTGGACGCGATTTGGGCGCGGCATTGGCGGCCAAAATGGACGACCACATTTTGAACGGAATTGTGGACGACCTCGAAGCGGCGGGACGCATTGCCACCGGTCGTTTTGCGACCAATTGCAAGGCGACGAATTTCGCCGACATGGCCGGCTTGGAGGGCAAATACTTGGACGGCAACCCCGACAATTTGCGCCCGGTGTTTTTCATGACGCCCGGTTTGTTGGCGTTCTTGAAAGGTCAAACGGCGGACGCGGGCGGTTTCATTCCCGCGGCCGGAAACATCGTTGGCGGTGCATCCGCCGTGTTGGGACATCCGGCGTACGCCACAACGGTCATCAACAACGAAACAATTTTGTCGTCCTACTTTGGTGACACCGACGCCAACGACACGGTCGCCGTTTCGCCAATCATCATGGCGGACGCATCCGACATTTTCGTTTGCACGTGGGCCGGAATTTCGGTTTCGGTTGACCAATACACCGAATCTTTGAAGGGTGTCGTGCGGATTGTGGCGGACGCCTATTTTGACGGCAAGATTCGCCGCAACGGTTCCGGCGCGTTCTTGGGCGGATTGAAAGTTGACACGGCCCCAACGGCGGTGTGATAAATTGAACACACGACAAACCGTCGGCAACCCGGCCGGCGGTTTGTTTTTCTCATTCCTTGGGACCGCAAAATTGCGGTGTGCCGTCCGCGTTGGTTGCGGTGTTGCGTGGTTCGAATCCACGGCGGCAACAAAGACAAAAGCAAATGGAAAAAATCCGCATCGAATACAAATCGACCGTCGACGCCATCACGTTGTTGGGTGGCGCGGACC